AGCAGTAGAAACAGGAGCCACATTTACAGCTGTTGCTGGAAATGGTTACCCTGTCAATACGACTGCACAAGCATGTACAGCTACGCTTCCGGCAGGAAGCGCAGGAGACGAAGTTTCATTTATTGATTATGCAAGAACATTTGATACAAATAATTTAACGGTTACAGCCGATGGCTCTGAAAACATTTATGCTACTACTTCGGATCTTACAAACGCTGTAGAAGGAGCTGGCTTTACTTTAGTTTATGTAGACGCAACACAAGGTTGGTTATTGAAGGATAAATAATAAATGGCTACTTATAAAGGTATACAGGGTTATTCAGTTCAAACATTTGCATCCGATCCTTCTCCCGCAGCAAGCGTGGAAGGACAACTTTGGTTTAATTCTACTTCATCGAGCTATAAAATTTCTATGGCAGGCGTAGGAGCCTGGTCTTCAGGTGGAGCTATGAATGTAACAAGAGCACAGGATGGTCTGGCTGGATCACAAACTGCGGCAGTAATAAGTGGCGCTGTTGCTCCGGCTGCAGATGAAACACTAGCAGAAACTTACAACGGTACGTCTTGGACAGCAGTAAATACTTTAAATAGTGGAAGAAGTCTGTCGATGGGAGCAGGAACTCAAACTGACGCTTTAACGATTTCAGGTCATGATGGATACTTGAGTTATTCTGTAAATGTTGAATTATACAATGGAACAAGCTGGGTTGAACAGAGTGGCAATGTAAATTCGGCAAGAGCCCAAGGGGGTGGTTGTGGATTAGTCAGCACAGCGGCATTAATATTTGGCGGAGAAGGTTTGCCTTTTCCAGCTAATAATGCGAAAACAGAATCTTATAATGGCTCAACTTGGTCAGAAGTAAATGTTTTAAATACAGGTAGATATCAAAACACTGGAGCAGGAAGCTCAGTATCCGCTCTTACAGGAGCGGGATATTCAACTGCTGCTACGAATATCGTAGAGACATGGAACGGAACATCTTGGACAGCAGTAAATGCTGTAAATACAACCGCCGAAGGAAGAATGGGGATGGGAGCTAACAATACCACGGGAACAATAATGGGGGGTAGAGTTTCTACAACTTATTATACGAATACTGAATCTTATAATGGAACAGGTTGGACAGAAGTTGGAGATTTAGCAACCGGGAGATATAATGGAAGTGCTGTAGGTACAGCAGGTGTTGGTATGCTTGCAGGAGGCTCAAATCCGGGAACTGGCGGATCTACAACAACAGAAGAATGGACTGGAGCACCGGTCGCAGTAAAAACCGTGACAACAAGTTAAAAATGAATTATAAGAAAATAAAAGGAGGAAACTATGGCAAACACATATTGTGTAGCAACTAATTTCGGAAAGAATTTTTTTACGAATCAAGATCGTAATGCTTTCTATCTGTCTGGTCATGCTGCAGATGTTTGGGTTATAGGTAATAATGCACACGGGGTATCTTGGATCAATAGAGTAAATGGAACTGCTAAATTAAAAGCAGAAGCACAAGCACTTGTTGATGGCAAGATAGAAGAAGGCCAAGCGGAGTGGGATGCTTTACCGGAAGCGGAAAAAGCACCGGCTGTCGGCTTCGAAACCCTAACCAGACCCGAAAAATATACACTACCGTAGGAATTAATAATGGCTACTTATTTAGGAGTTAAAGGTGATAAAGTTCAGAGCTTAGCTGCTGATCCTTCGCCTCTTGTAGAAGGAACAGTTTGGTATAACTCTGCTACCTATGCTTTAAAATTTTATAATGGAACTTCAGCTCAAACGGTGACGGTGAGCTAATGGCAACTTACAAAGGCGTAAAAGGTTTTACAATACAAACAATTGCAGGTGATCCACCTTCTCCTATCGCAGGACAGGTTTGGTACAATACTACGAGCAACGTTCTGAAAGGCTATGCCGCGGTTGCTGGAGCGTGGGCCTCTGGAACACCAACTTTAGATGGAAGAGCCAGTGCAACTGGAGCAGGAACATCAAAGTCTTCAGCTTTATTTATTGCAGGACACACAGGCGCTCCAATTGCTTTTGTAGCTCTCACTGAAAAATATAATGGAACTTCTTGGACAGAAGTTGCAGATGCTAATCTACCAAGATACTCTCTGGGGGGTGTGGGAACTACAACAGCCGCCCTCATCATGGGTGGTTATGCTGATGCATACCCTATGGAAGATGAGGCAGAAATTTATAATGGTGTAGCATGGAGTGAAGTTTCAACTTTAGTTAATGCAAGAAATGTATTTGGCGGAGCAGCTGGAACAACAACGGCCTGTATAATTATGGGCGGAGAACTGCCACCCGCGGCTCCCGCATGGCCGCCTGCGCGGACAGGTATTGTAGAATCATGGAATGGAAGTTCTTGGACAGCAATAACGGCTTTGCCTACACCTGTAAGTGGTGCGGCCGGTTTTGGAATTTCAACATTAGCTGTACTTGCTTCAGGCAACCAAGCGCCGGGTGGCTCCTACTACGGATATGCGCAAAAATGGAATGGCGTAAGCTGGACTGCCTCAAATGCTGTGACTACACCAAGACAAAACTTCCCTGGTGGATGTGGAACTTCAACAGATGGTATGATTTCTGGCGGCTACACTGGTAGCCCATCAGCTCTAGTAGAACAATATAATGGTACGAGTTGGACTGAAGTTGGTGATTTAGCTACGGGAAGATATGATTCGGCAAGTTCCTCTGGTAGTCCCACTACAACTACTGTTGTTATGGGAGGACAAGCCACAGGCTCGCCTTATAATAATATTGTTGAAGAATGGACTTCAGGCAACCAAGTGGTAACCTTTACGGATTCGTAATCCTTGCGTTTAGTTTTAAAATAACTATATTGAAGAAAGAATGAATAAAGAAAAAAGAAACATTCAACCGCATGCTAATAAGGAAGTTAAACACCTTATGGTTTTACTCGATAAGTCTGAGGCATCTGAATTTAAAAAGATGGTTCCTGAGCTTCAGGACACGTGGGTTAAGAAACAAATGTTTAGAACAGAAACGGAAATGCGTTTCTCTGTTTTATCCGATAATAAATATGGAACCAATGCTGCAAAGTACTGGCAATCGGTTCGTGAACAGAACACCCATTTTGAAAATCTGATGCATCTTTCTTTTCAATACCGCAAGAATGATGTCGAGATTGAAAAGTTAGAACATAAAATTATAGATCCTAATGAAGATAAATTTGAAAAGAAACTAGCTCAGATTGAACTTGAAGAAAAGCTTTATGGACGAGCAGGTATGGAACTCACGGCTAAGGCCCGAATGAAAGAAATTTCAACTTGGTCTAAACTTAAGAAAGAATTTCACGATGGTAGCTTTGATGATAAGAATGTTAATACCCATCAAGCGGAATCATACATGCATTATCTTGAACAACAGAAACTAACTTTAACACCAGGCACTTCACAACCCGAAGTGTTCAATGTGATAGGGCAGTTGGAAACTTTAAAACGTGTCAGACAATCAGGCGAATTACTACCTAAAGGTCGACAAAAAAAACAGATAAAGAAATAAAATGCAATTTGACTTTGTCTTCTTAGGTCAATCGGTTTTAAAATATCAAGTTCCTCTGGAAGTCTTTGTTGGACTCAATGAACTTTACGAAACTCAAAAAAAACATTTACCCAATGCCAACAAGCAACTTTCTGGAAAAATTCCGGATGAAGTGTCCTTGTTCTATTCAGGTCCTACTAATGAGAGAATGCATACCCATAGCTATGTATCAGAGGATATTTTAAAATGGTTCTATTCTATTTTTGATCATTATTTAAAATGGAATAAGACTCGAGAATTCACTATGGATATTAATTCAATCTGGGTCAATGAAATGAAAGCAGGAGATTATAATCCTATACATATTCACCAAGGAAAACTCTTTACGGGGTTATCATCGGTGATGATTCTTCAACTTCCCAAAGATATGGGTCCTGAAATTACAAGACCTGATCAACCAATGAATGGACAACTTCAAATTATAGGAAACTCTGCAGGACAATTTGTAACTTCCGATTATTCTCCTCGAATGAAGATTGGAGATTTTTATGTTTTTCCTTATGATGTAAGACATGTTGTTTATCCCATGACAAATAAAAAAGCAAAACGAAGAACGCTAGTGTGTAATGCCGATGTTGAATATAATCCGGTATCTTCAAGGACGGCTGGATGATCTTTGAACCTAAATGGAAATCTTTACTGGCTAATACCACAGCTCCTATCTTTAGTCCGGAACAGTGTCAGGATATTATCAACATGGGCCATCAGCAAAAATCTGAAGAAGCTTTGGTAGGCCATCAAAAGGGAAGCGAAGGAAAATATGATACTAAAAAAAGAGTCACCACCATCAGCTGGATTCCTTTCAAGGCTTTGCCTGACATGTACAGAATAATTGAAAAGACAATGCTTCAAGCGAATGGTAATCACTTTGGTTATGAAGGGATGCAACTTACCGAAGTCGCTCAATTTACCGAATATCCCAAAGGAGGGTTTTATGATTGGCATATGGATGCTGAAGTTAATTGTCTCTATGAACCTCCGGTTAGAAAAATATCCATGACCATTCTGCTTTCTCCTCAGGATGAATTTGAAGGAGGAGACCTGGAGTTTATGAGTGAAGGTAATAAACCTCCTCAATTAGTACAAGGACAAGCTATTTTCTTCTGTAGTATGCTTCGCCACCGTGTATCTAAAGTTAAAAAAGGTATAAGACGCTCTTTAGTTCAATGGTTCGGAGGACCTCCGTTTAAATGAAAAAGCTTCAAAAAGGTAAAGAGACTGTTTATATTTTTGAAAATTATTTATCCAAGAGGGAATGCAAGAGGTATGCATCCATGATAAAAGATCTAGGGGTGGGAAATTTTGATTGGCCCTCAAGAACTCAGGATATTACTAAAGACCCTATAGCACAAAAACTTGGAAAATTTTTAAGTAAAAAATTTAATTTAAATCTAAAAATAGCTCAAGCACAAACTCAAAATTGGAACCAAACTTCATCTTCTGAGCTGCACATTCATACATATAGGCCTAACACTACTTATAGTAGTTCGATTTATTTAAACGAGGATTTTAGTGGAGGTTTATTTTTTACAAAGAACGGAATTAAAGTAAAGCCTAAAATAGGATTATTAACTTTTTTTAATGGAAGCAACGTATGGCATGGAGTAGAAAAAGTTAAAGATAAAGATAGGAAAACATTAATTTTTTGGTGGAATGAAAAATGAACCGTGAAATTTTATTTCCGACTCCTATCTATATGAAGATGGTTAAGGATCCTAAAAAACTAAATAAATATTTATACCCTCTCATTAAAGCCTGGAGTAAAAAAGATAAGAGTGAAACAAAAACGAATGCAGGCGGAGGATGGCATAGTCCTGTCGATATGAATTTTAAAAAAGAATACAAACCTTTAACCGATGAACTGTTTGCTATGCAAGAAGAAATTTATAAAGACTACGGCATGGAACCTAAGCCTGGACTCGGTAATATGTGGGCTAACATTAATTATCCAGGGTCCTATAACAAGCAGCATATCCATCCCAATTCTCAATGGTCGGGTGTCTATTATATAAAAGTTCCTGAAAACTCAGGAAGATTATTTGTTGAAGATCCAAGACCCGGACCCAATATTATCCTGCCTCGACGAGTGAAAGGACTTCCTAAACAGTTATGGCGCGTGGTCCTCTATCCTGCGATCGAAGGACAAATGATTATGTTTCCAGCATGGTTATCGCATGGTGTAGAAATCAACGAGTCTAAAGAAAAAGGAGAGAAGGGCTGGCGTGTCTCTGTTTCTTTTAATTTTATTCAAGTTAATAAAGAAGGAAAAGTAGGATGATCCAAACTATTTATGCAGAAGTGCCCAGAGAAAAGATTATTTATTTAGAGCGGGCCGAATTTATGAATGGACAAGAACAATCCTTTCGGGATATCTTAACCGCTTCAATGTCCAAGTATGGATTTAGAGACCCAGTTTATTGCTGGTACAGTAGCAAGAATTGGGGAAATAAAATAAAAATTATTGTAGGTAATAATCGCATGGTAGTAGCTAAAGAATTAAATATTCCAATTGTTCCTGCTATTATTACAAACTTTCATGCGGATAAATTTCCTCTCGAAGGACGAATTCTTAAGACGGACGATGAGATCCGAGCCTTGTTTCATTTACCCAAGCATGCGAAACTTCATGTGAGGAGAGATAAGAATGGAGACATTGATCAAGTGACACCCCCTCATTTTCCAACGGTACAACAACATTATGTTTAAAAAGAAAAAATATCAAATAATACGAGGAGCTTTATCTAAAGAGCTCGCTAATTTTATCTTTAATTATATGATGCTGCAGCGAGACGCTGTGGATTTTATGACTAAAAATAATAAAGTGAATCCTTATAATCCTTTGATTGGAACACGACTAGATAAACAGATACCAGGATCCTATGCTAAATATGGCGACTGGGTTATGGAAACATTGCTGCAGTATATGCGACCCATTATGAAAGCGAAAACAGGAATGGATCTGGTTCCAACGTACTCGTACACCCGACTCTATGAAAAAGGAAATATATTAAAACGTCATAAGGATAGACCGAGCTGTGAAATCTCTACGACCCTACATTTAGGGGGAGATCCTTGGCCTATTTTTCTAGATCCTACGGGAGCTGACTTTGTCATTGATGAATATAAAAACATCCATAAACCGGGAGCTCCAAAAGGAGTTCGAGTTGATTTAAAAGTAGGAGATATGCTCATTTATTCGGGGTGCGAACTCGAACATTGGAGAGAACCTTTCCAAGGCAACGTTTGCTCTCAAGTCTTCCTCCATTATAATCATGCCAATGGTCCGTTTGCTAAAACAAATATGTTTGATAAAAGGCCCATGTTAGGTGTTCCTAAGTAGTTGATCTCCTCTAAAATATAGTATAATTTGTTTTAAAACGGATTTTCTATGCTACATAAAATCAGACTAATCCCCGGATTAGACAAACAATCCTCAGACACAGGAGCCGAAGGAAAATGGGTGAATGCAGATTACACCCGCTTTCGCTATGGCTTTCCTGAAAAAATAGGGGGTTGGGAACAACTCGTTGGTAAGAACTTGATTGGTGCAGGTCGTGACCAGCATACCTGGGTCGATCTAGCAGGTAACAAGTACGCTGCTATTGGGACCAATAAGTGTCTTTACATTTATTTTGAAGGAGCGTTCTATGATATCACTCCTTTAGATGCTACACGTCAACAAACCGGAGCGACCTTTACTTTCGCTGGTACAACCACAGTTACCCTTACAACATCCACGGCCCACGGAGCAGAGGCCGGAGATATTATTCTTCTGGACGGCGTTTCAGGAGTTACAGCTTTAGGGATAGGCTTTACAGATGCAGATTTTGAAGACATTCTTTTTGAGGTGACAGCTGCTCCTACTGCTACGACAATAGAAGTAACCATGGGAAGTGCAGCCACAGGATCTGCAAGTGGTGGAACTACAACGATCGATTTTTATTATGTAATTGGACCTCTTATTCAAACTTATGGATATGGCTGGGGCACGAATACTTGGAGTGGTACAACTATTCCTACTATTTCTACAACTTTAGATGGGGCGTTGCTTAATGATGCCTATGGTACCGGTGGATCAGGAACTGATATTGATTTAACATCCACTACAGGTTTTACTTCTGCGGGAATTATTTTAGTAGAAAGTGAATTGATTACCTATACAGGTATCACCAGCAATACTTTAAATGGAATTGTCAGAGGAACTAATGGAACTTCAACGGCTTCGCATTCCGATGGCACAACAACCTATGATGCCACAACCTATGTGGGTTGGGGTAGTGCCAGTGCTTCATCCAATATCATTATTGAACCAGCTCAATGGCGACTACTCAACTATGGTGAAAATTTATTAGCACTTATTCATAACAAAACAATTTTTCAATGGGAACCTTCAATCCCTAACTTAGATGTTAGAGCAGTTTTAGTAACAGGATCAGAAGTTCCAACCGCTTCAAGGGACATGGTTCTCTCTACTCCTGACCGTCATTTAATCTGTGTGGGAACAGAGACCACGCTTCAAACTGCATCTTCTCAGGATGATATGTTTGTTCGTTGGTCTGATCAAGAATCTATAACCGAGTGGACACCGACAGCAAGTAATACGGCAGGTAGTCAAAGACTTACTGATGGTTCTAAATTAATGGGAGGTATTGTTGGAAGGACGGCGGTATATCTTTGGTCAGATACGGCCATGTATACCATGAAATTTATTGGACCTCCTTTAACTTTTGGTTTTCAACAAATGGGAACGAACTGTGGTATGTCAAGTCAACATGCAGCTGCCGAAGTTAATGGTATAGCTTATTGGATGGGACCGACAGGATTCTATAGTTTTGATGGAGGACGTGTCCAATTAATGCCTTGTCTCGTGGAAGATTATGTCTTTGAAGATATTAATGCTAACGCCAATCAACAGATTCATGTAGCCGTTAACGCTTTATTTGGAGAGATTACTTGGTTTTATCCAAGTAGTAATTCGGACTATGTCGATCGATCCGTAACGTATAATTATTTAGATTCATCTCCTCAAAATCCAATCTGGTATACTTCTTCTCTGGCTCGTTCAACATGGAGCATTGAAGGAGTTTTCACTAAACCTTATGCAACGGAATTTAAATCTGCAGTCGCTCCTACGTATCCTACGGTTGTGGGAATTTCCAATGGAGCTAGTTATTATTGGGCCCAAGAAACAGGAAACGATGAAGTCTTTACGGATGGTACTACGAATGCTATCGCTGCCAATATAGAATCAGGAGACTATGATATTGGAACCCAAGGGATTGAGGGACCTATTGGTGGTGAATTCATGATGAGGATCAGTCGAATCATACCGGACTTTGGAACTCAAACTGGAACCACTAAAATTTATTTAAACACTAAAGAATTCCCAAGTAGCACGGCGACTTCCACTTCATATAATGCTACAACATCAACGACTCAAATCCATACCCGTGCAAGAGCTCGACAGATTGCACTCAAGATAGGTAACGTAGACACGGGACAGACTTGGAGAATGGGAACTTTTAGATTAGATATTCACCCAGGAGGAAGAAGATAAAATGAAGAATTTTTTACGCCTCATACATATATCCTACATTTTAATGGAGGAACATGGCAAAGATTAGTGAAGTTGTAGCGACGATTATAGGTCCAGACTTTGATCCGATGAATGTTCAAGGGTTATCAGATAATGTCGCATCTATTGTACAGAAACTTAACACCACTTACCAACAACAATTAACCGATGAATACGAAATCTTTACTTTATTTATGAGTTAAGATATATTAAGGGAAAAGAAGAATGGCAAATACATATAGAAATATTT